GAAATCCTGCTAGTGCAGGCGGCGCAGGTGGAAACTACAATGGTATTTTTCAGTTAAGCAGCAGCCAAGTTCCTTCACTTACCGCAGCAGCAGGCTTTTCAGGCAGTGCTGCCAATGGAGGATTAACTCCAGCAGAATATAGACAATTATCTGTTGCTGATCAATTTAAAGTAATGGATCAATATTATCAAGCAGCTAATGTTCCTCAAGGATTTTTTACAGGGGACGCAGCAACCGATTCAAGTAAAATGTGGGCATTACAACTTGCTCCTGGAAACGCAACTAAAATTGATTATAGTAATCCTGATGCTGTTATCAGTAGAACGAGTCAAGCAGGTGCAATTTCAGCGCAGCCTGGATTAGTAACAGTTGGATCGGTACAGCAAGGAACACTGGCAAGAGGCGGTGCTCCTGTAGACAGTAAGCCTGGATCAGTGACCGATCCTGCAGGACTTCCTCCAGGACAATATACTACAAGTCCAACAATTATTGATGAAAATGGGTATGATTACAAAGTCTTAAAAGGTCCCGATGGCACCGAATATAAGCAATATACAGATGGATCTATATATGATTCCACTGGTGAAAATCTAATTAAACCTCCCAGTGGTATTCCTCCAGGATTTACAAATGTTGATTCTCAAACTATTAATGGGCAGGAAGTAAATGTCTATACTAAAGAAGGCAGTAATGAAAAGTATTATCAAAATGATAATACCGGCATTATAACTAATGCCAATGGAGTAGTTCAAAGTCCAAGTTCAACAGGTACTCCATCACCAAATGGTTCAATTCAAGTGACAGAATTGCCAGATCCAAATACAGGTTTAACTGCTGCACAACAAACTGCTTATAATGATGTTAGCGGGTTGAATACTGTTTATGCAGAAAATGCAGGAAAGATTGATACATTGACTGCTCAAAATAATGATTTAATAGCACAGAATGCTGAGTTGCAAAAGACCTATGATCAAAATTTAAATGCTTCTGGAGTTCCAGATACATCAATTACTGATAAAATTAATGCTAATCAACAGATCATTGATTCAAACAAAGCAACTGCTGATTCACTAAACGCACAGAATACCGATCTACAAACACAGATACAGACCGGAACAGATCAGTATGCGGCAGCAACCGATGCTGCTGGACAAACAACAAATATACCAGCAGTACCTGGTGGTAATTCTCCTGATGGTAATTCTCCTGGTGGTAATTCTCCTGGTGGTAGTGCTCCTACTTCTGCTGCATCTGCTGCATCCGCTGCCGCAATGCCTGGGGGATGTTAAATACATTATGCCAATATATAAAGGTTATAGTACACAAAATTTCATTTATCAAGATGCCAATACAATAACTGGCACAAAAGAAAATTACTTTGGCCCTTATTCAGTGACTGATAAAAATTTAGTTATAACTGACTTATTAAATCATTTTTATATTAGAAAAGGTGAAAAGTTAATGAACCCAAATTTTGGTTGTACTATTTGGGACAACTTATTTGACCCTTTGACAATAACTCTGAAAAACGAAATTGTCAACGAAGTTAAAAATATAGCAACTTCAGATCCTAGAATCTCTTTAGTTAGTAAAATTTCAGTGAATGAATCTCCTGACGGTGCTGGATTATTGATAGAATTAGATATTGCATTAAAAAATAGCAATGAAATTATAAGTTTAAACTTGGCATTTGACGGCACAAACGGCGTAATTACCAGTACAATTATTCACTAATATCTATTAAAATGCGCACTTTATTCTACATATAAATAATAGTAGAGGTTTAGTGCATAATGGCAACATCGTCAAATAATAAACAAACTAATTTATTTGCAGTTGAGGACTGGAAGAAACTCTATACAGCCTTCACTGATGCAGACTTTCAAGCATATGATTTTGAAACTATTCGAAAGGTCATGGTTGACTATCTTCGCACATACTATGCTGAAGATTTTAACGACTTCATTGAATCCAGTGAATTTATTGCTCTATTAGACTTAATTGCTTTCCAAGCACAAAGTCTTGCATTTCGTACTGATTTAAATGCTAGAGAAAACTTTTTAGAAACAGCAGAGCGCAAGGACAGCGTTCTAAAGTTAGTTAAACAACTAAACTATAATCCTAATCGTAATAAAGCAGCCAATGGAATTCTTAAAATTAAGAGTTTAATGACAACTGAATCTGTTTTTGATTACAGCAGCAGAAATTTAAGTAAGATCACTGTTAATTGGAACGACCCCACAAATCCAGATTGGCTAAATCAATTCAATTTAATAGTCAATGCTTCGCTATCGTCTGGACAGCGAGTTGGTAAAGCATTTGCAAGTAAAACAATTAATAATATTAAAACAGAGCAGTATAATATTGCTGTTCCTACAACTGTACTTGCAGTATTTCCTTTTAATGCAACAATCAGTGACACAGTAACTCCATTTGAAATTGTTGGTGCAAGTATCACTGATACTGATGCAATAACAGAAAATGATCCGGGTCAATTTGGCAATTTTGGTATGATTTATCAAAATGATAGTCGAGGAAATGCAAGTCTAAATACAGGCTATTTCTTGTTTTTTAAACAAGGACAGTTGAATGATATCAATCAAGCATTTGCAGAACGTATACCCAATCGTATCCTAAGTATCAATTTTGATAATATCAACAACGAAGACGTTTGGTTTTATGATTTGAATAATGGACAAATTGGAGATCAGTGGACAAAGATTCCAAATATTGTTGGAAGCAATGCTGTTTATAATAGTATTGCAAGAGGCAATAGAAAGTTATTCAGTGTTAACAGCAGAGGCACAGATCAAATTGATCTTGTGTTTGGTGATGATACATTCTCAGAAACTCCTGTAGGTAATTTTAAAACTTATTTTAGAGTCAGCAATGGTTTGACTTATAGAATAAGTCCAGCAGATATGACTAATGTCAGTATTGTTATTCCCTATATCAATAAAAACGGTAAACCTGAAAGACTTACAATAACAGCAAGCCTTCAGTATACAGTATCTAATAGTAGTCGTCGTGATCTAGTTAATGAAATTAAAAGTAAAGCACCACAAAATTATTACACACAGGGCAGAATGGTAAATGGTGAAGATTACAATATCTTACCATATACAATGTTCAGTGATATTATCAAAGTAAAGAGTGTTAATCGATATAGCAGTGGTATTAGTCGTTATCTAGACATTATTGATCCTACTGGAAAGTACAGTAGCACTGATTTATTTGCCAGCGACGGTGCATTTTATAAACAGGATACTCAGTTAACAACAAGTTTTACTTTTAATAATCGTAATGATGTTATTCGTACTATTACTACAACAGTACAAAAAATATTGAACAGTAAAAGTATGAAACACTTCTATTATGAAAATTATAATGCTTATCCACTGGTTAATTTATTGTGGGCAAGAAAAACAGATGATACATCTACTTGTACTGGGTTCTTTAACTTTTCATATAGTGTTGGAACATATCAACCCATTGGCAATGCTGCTGGTGTTCAACAGAACCTACGTTACTTGTTGACTAATTGTCTAGTTAAATTTACAGCACCTGCAGGATATTATTTCGACAGCAGTAATAGTATAATTTCAGGATCGCCAACATTGCCCAGTGATAAAACTGAAATTTGGGCAACTATACAGAGTCAAATTGGTGATGGCAGTACTCCAATATATCTAGCAGGCCGTACTATTGGCAGTATTACTCTCAGTGAGAATATTCCTTCAAATGCAATTGTTTCTGAGGTATATGCACCATTTACAACAAACTTAACCAATACTTTAATAAACACAATTACAACTTATATTCTAAATAATGTTGAATTTGCACTTCGATATGATGCGACTCAAACACCATATGGTGAACCATGGAAGATTATTCCAATTATTAATGTGGATCAAACCAGTGGATATACAGCATCTACTGCTGGGACTAATAATGATAGCAGTTGGCTGTTTTTATTCACAAATGATGGAACAAAGTATACGATAACATATCGTGGATTAGATTATATTTTCAGTAGTACCAACAGTGTTCGTTTCTTAAACATTAATCCAGAACCTGTTTATGATGTTAAGACAAACACAATTGTCACTGACAATATTAAAATTCTACAGAGCAATTTAAACAACACCAATACTGTTAAACTTCCTCGACAGGTCAATCTTTCAGTTTATGAAAACGAAATTGAAATTGACGGGTATGTTGACAGCACAAAAGTTAAAGTTACTTTCCCAACTGCAACACACAGCGATTTGCCAACAGATCCTGCTATTTTTAGTACTGTAGTTGGAAATTTAAATTCAACTTATGTTTTTTATAAAAAATTCGTCGATTACGATAATCTAATTAGATATCAACTTCTAGAAGATGGGATTATTAATTACGTTTATCCAACTAGAATTTCAATTGAAAATGTGCGTAACAACTTCCCAAATAAAAGACTATTTTATGCAACTGAAGAAGGGATGTTTTATGAAATTGTTTCTAACGGAGTAGCAAATACATTAGTTGATGTCACTCAAGATTATAAATCTTTCATTGGTAGACAGTCGTTAATATTCCAGTATCGTCATAATGCAAGTGATCGTCGACGTATCGATCCTGCCACTACTAATTTAATTGATACTTTTATCTTAACTCGTAGTTACGATGAAGCATATAGAAATTATATTAACGACTATACAGGAAAAGTTTCAGAACCCGCAGCAGTTGACAGTGTAACTTTGGCCAATACATATGGATCTCTGTTGGATTTGAAGATGATCAGTGATGAACTGATTTTAAATCCTGGTGTTTATAAGCCACTATTTGGAAATAAATCAGATAATGCATTGCAAGCAACAATTCAAATAGTTAAAAATCCTGCCAGTAACATAAGTCCAAATGAACTTAAAAGTAGAGTCATTGAACAAATTAACAGTTACTTTGCAATTGACAACTGGGATTTTGGCCAAACTTTTTACTTTAGTGAACTAAGTGCTTACTTACATAGCCAACTTGGAACTTACTTAAGCAGTGTTGTGCTAGTGCCCACTTATCCTAACAGTGTATTTGGCGATCTATATGAAATAAGAAGCCAACCCAATGAGATACTAATTAGTTCAGCAACTGTTGACAATGTTGAAGTTGTTAGTGGAGTTTACATTGGTATGTCACAGAATACTATGATTACAATTTAATAGGTAAAATAAAAAATGGTTAATAAGTCTCTAGACAATGTTCCTAAGATAAATCAGAATTCTAAGAACCGTAAGGTAACATCTGATTTCCTGCCAGGCGTATTTAGAACTAATACTAACAAGCGTTTTCTAAATGCTACAATGGATCAGTTAATACAGGAACCTAAATTAAACAGTGTTTACGGATATATTGGAAGACAAGATCTTAGTCCAGCATATCAAACTACTGATCCTTATGTCAGAGAAACCGATAGTTATAGTCAATTCTATCAACTTGAACCAGGACTTGTAATTAACGAACGTATTACTGGAACAAATCGATTTAAAAAGACAAATGCCTTTAACTATGTTGATTTATTAAACGGTGTTGCACTTCAAGGTGGAATTAACACTAATCATAGTAGATTATTTTCAAACGAATATTACAACTATGAAGGTTTTATAGATTTTGATAAGTTGATTAATTACAGCAAGTACTATTGGGTTCCAAATGGACCAACTACTCTTGAAGTAAATGGATATAATGTTGATAACACAAAACCTAATGTAGTTTTCATAAATGACTTGACTGTTAGCCGTCCACTGGATCCAGATACTTCTGGCAAT